CTTAATGTATGTTCAGTGGGTACTACTCCACGGCGCACTACGTCAGTTCCGGTGACAATAACGTCAGGATCCTTGGTGCTCAAGCCAAGGAACGTCGTTTCCTGGCCTGGGAAGATTTGCGCTTGTGACGGGTGTACAAAAGCAGTGATAATACCACCACCCGGCTCAGCGTAGGCACGGGCATCAATCGGGTTGTCATACCAATACACACCCGGCCCAAGAACTCCATCTTCACTTGGCCGTATTTGCTGTACTCCTGCCGCACCCGTTCCACGATAAATGGCAATATAACCCTGTGCCCGTAAGTCAGCAGCGGACGTTCCGCTTGGCAAGCTTCCGCCACGCTTGCCCGGCCTTCCCTTATGACCGTGGTGACCACTACCAGGGCCACCTTTGACACGTAGCACCCTAGTGGAATCCTCATATTCGAACATGACGATCCAGTAAATGGAAATAGTCTGCTCTTTCAGTTCAACCCGTTCCACTTCCTCCATGCGCCGCTCGTACCAACCATATTCTCCGGGATGTTCATACATCGTATAAGCAGTGAGGTACTTGGCCGGTATCCCCTGTTGTAGATAGGCAGCGGACATTACCTCAAAATCGTCGTTCCCGTGAGCGTCCGTGACAGCCTTCTCAAACATACCCACTGGTATTTTGGCTTCGAATATGGCAATCCTCTTACCCGATACAAACTCACCCACCAACTTCACGGCTTCCGCCTTGTCACTCAAGAAGTAAACGGCTGGTGGCCGGTTCAACCATGGCGCACCAGGGCGCAGTCCAGTTTCCTTGATAGATTCAACATAGTCCTCTGGAGTACCATGATAAACGGTGACGTACCTGTCTATGCCCTTGCGGTAAGCCTCCATCCGCTTGGCAAGGTACTTGTCCTCTTCCAAGTCAACATGATATTGCCTTACTGAGCGATATCCACCCAGATTCTGGATCAATCTCTCAGTAGTGCCGCCTTCACGCCAAGCCTCAATATTGGCCCGTTGCTTAGCTTGCCACTCATCTGATGATGCTGCATAATTAAGGTCGTATTGGTCAACATACTTGGCAAACTGGCTTGCCTCACTGTGCGTATAGCCAACCTTACGCAACACTTTGCGGGCATTAGCCAAGTATCCCCTTGGCCCTGTGGCCCCTGGAAGGCTTCCACCACGCTTGCCCTTCCTACCAGCGTGGCCCCAATGACCACTACCAGGGCCACCTTTCATGACAATCCGCACCTTGTTCATCTGGGTAATGCCTTCACCTGATGGTCCGTATCATTGACGCCACCCGGTATTGCCAGGGCCAAGTCCTCAATGGCACGCTGGCGCAACTCAGGATCCTTGATGTACCGCACGAGTATGTCCGCCAATCTTGTACGCAAATACAACACTTGCGCAGCAGTCAAAGCGTTCCGACTCTCAATCCGGCTTATCTTGTCAACTAAACTCCCGGTTGCCTGAATCATTTCCATAGCACGCCGGGCACTAATGCCGAAGTTGCGTTCGTAGTCCTCTGAGCCTTCTTCTGGGAATTGGTTTATAGTTTGTTGGAAAAGAACGCGCATGGCCGCCAGTTCGTATGTCAGGTCATAAAGCTTCTTGGAATCTGGTCCGTCAACATAAGCGTCAATGCGGTCTTTTAAGGCCATGCGTGTTTTGTAGGCATATTGGCCATGGGAAATGGCCACATTCTTGAGCGTATCACCGCCGTGGAATTTACAGGCTCCTGTGCCGACGTGGTCAGTTCCATAACCTGCTACGTTGCTGCAACGCCCACCCGCACCCGTTTCCTTGTTACGCACAGGCCGGAAGCACACGGCGTGTAGCTCACCTTGCCACTTAGTAGTCTCGATCCAGTGAGTGTCCCCACCTAATGTGCCAGCGTCAACTTCATGGGTGAGTACATCACTGCTTCGTATCATCACTGCCCTCCTGTGGCTTGAGGTCGTTGTCGCGCTGTATCTTCTTCAATGACCGGCGCAAACTGGGGTCTTCCACGTCACGGATCAAAGCTTGCAAAATGCGCGATAGCTCCACTTCGTGCTGGTGCTTTTGGTCATGCAGCATATTTTCCAACAATTTGATACGCTCATTGGCTTCCGCCTTGACCTCCGCTACCTTCTTATCTGTGGTGGCCTCAGCCTCTGCCAATTCCTTGCGCAGCTTGCGTATCTCAACAACGTTGCCAATGGAGTCTACAATCTTAGCTATGCCGTTGCTCCCAAAGGCTCCTGTCAAAAATGCAATTAGGATCTGCGTGATATTCACTGGCGTTTGTGGATCTTGTTGCATTGCCGCTAATACGCCCATAACGGCTCCGGCAGTGATTTGTAGAATCATGGCAATTACCGGCTGTCATAACTGCCTTATAGCAACAATGATAATATGTAGAATGCCAGCCCGAGCCAGCCCAGGTCAACCCGCGCTACTGTTGTCACGCCGAAGGCACGCAACAGCAGCAGAATAGCAGCGAGTATGAGCAGTAACATGTTTAGGGTCATGGCAATCCCTCCTTACCTTCCGCGACCTCAGCCTGCACCTTGGCCACTGCCTTATCACCAATGCGGCTGGTAGTGACATATGTGGCCGCGTTGCCGGTTGCCGCTGCGAAGAACATCTTACCCAGTTCAAACAGGCCCAATTGCGTGCATTCGACGATGCGCACGTCAGTGTAGCATGACAATAGGCCAACGGCCAAGCTCACAACGAGCAAGGCCACAATATTGACACCTTGCTTCTTGGCATCGCTGAAGCCTTTGAAGGCCGGGTAAAACAGCGGCACCAAGTACAGCAGCAGGCTGACTAGCGCACCCGCCGCAAAGCTCAGGGTCGTAGGCGTAATAGGTTGTTCCACTGTATCCTCCATCATAAGTGTCGTAATGCTACATCATGAATATATACCCGTTCATGGGATCTTAATGTACATTCCACTGAACACTTTGCTCACCATAGCGAAGGCACGCTCCCCCAGTACTTCCCGCAAATCAGGCAGCAGAGTATCCTCATCCAAAGGGCATTCCACTACTTGGGCATTAGCCTCTTGGCGGTAACAATACCGGAAGAAGGCCAAACTGGAATGATAAAGTGTGATGGCTTGTGAACGTGTCAATACAGGGAATAACTGTGTCAGTTCGGTAATGGCTCCCCGGCTTTTGCCGTACGTGCCGTCAATGATACAGTAGAATATGTGGCGGCTGGCCTCATCCACCACGTTCGTATCATAGCTTGGGAACCGTTGCCGGTTCCGCTCCAACAACCTCTGTAGCAGGTAGTCGTGCTGGAATGAATCAGAGGCTTGGTACAACCCGCCATGCATGGAAAAGTCCAACTGTAGCTCTGCTTCGATCTGGTCCTGGCGGCGTAGCGTATTGGAAAAGTCGTTGCAAACGTTGATGAATATACTGGTGAAATAACTGTGAGAGGATGCTATCTGCGGGTTGTAGTACTTGAGTGCCTTGATAAGCTTGATACGGCACTCCTGTATCATATCATCACGGTACACAGAGTTATACCGGCTGACGATGACCTCTATCAGCGCCTGTGTGCCGTCTAGTATCTGGTCTAATACGTCAACGTTGCCTTGTTGATACAAGGCAATGTACTGCTCTACCTGTTTGGCATCATATATCATCTGACCCTTCCCTTGGCGCAATGATCCGGCTCTGGTGACTCCGCCCTGGAACGTGCTTAAGACGTTATAACATGGGCATCCTCCCTCATTAGCTGTAAAATCCACAAGGCATCTGCCTCGTTGTCGTCATCCCCGGCATAGCCCAATTGCTGTTGGGCTGCTAAGATCACGTCCTCCTTGCTGCAGTTACCCTTGCCTGTAGCCAGTTTCTTGGCTGCTGTGGAGCTATATGCGCAGTAGGCAATGTCATGGAAATCGCAAAACATCTCAATGATACCCGCCAGCTTGGCGTGGTGTATCACGGCTCCGGCGTGCTTCCCGGCTGGCCGTTCGTACCCTATAAACTTAATGGGACGTTCTTCCACCATCTTGGCCAAGAATGCCCAAAATCGTATCCACTTCATGCCATTGGATTCATCAGAGCTACCGCTGAGGTTGAACGTGCCTACTTCCACGCCAGTGGCCCATCCGCACCGGGTAGCTGGATCCAAGGCCAGCAAGTTCTCAGGTTTCAATGGAAATATAGGCTCATCCGCCTTCATCTTGTAGCTCCTGGGCTGGATGCCGGTAGTGCGCTACCACTGGCATGGTGACCTCATCATCCAAGGTCGGCTTGCGCAGCCTGCGGAATGCCGCATAGAACGTTGGGTCAGCAAGGCTCACGAATACCCGTTCCATCAGCCATTCCCGCAAGGCTGGCAGGTTCATGGGCCTCCAATTGTCTAACTCGCGCCACAAGGCAATCCGGCTGCCAGCCCGGTCAAAGGCCAGCGCCATCACGTACACGTTCCTCACCAGCCTGTGGTCGCCGAATAAGATCAAGTTCTGAGCCATGCTGCCAGTGATATTTCCGCCGGGATAGTCACCCCTGGCTGCGTTCATAATCATACTCAGGCTGTTGTTGTACTGTTGGAAAAGGTCAGTGGCACGCTTGGGGCCAATTTGCTTCACTCCCTTAATATTGTCACTGGTATCGCCCTGTAGGGCACGCCAATGACAATAGGCAGTGGCAGGTATGCCGTGTTGCTGCTCCAGCCATGCCGCGTCCATCAGCACGTCACTATTGGCGTTCCACACCAGGACGTTATCAGCTATGTTGACCGCTTGGAGCAGGTCTTTGTCCGAACTCACCACTATAACCCGGTCATAGAATGGGCTGGCCATGTACGCAGCGTGGTACATGAGGTCATCCGCCTCAATCCAAGGCTCCCGCACGCTCATCACGCCCATGAGCCTTAAGGCTGCGTCCACTTCCACTAGCTGCCGCTTGAACTCGCTGTACTCTAGTGGGTCGCCGTGGTTGCGGTTGGCCTTGTAAACTTCCAGCGCTTCACGCCGGTAGCGCGGAATGCCGCCATCCCAAGTCACGACGATTGCGTCAGGTTGGAATTTTTGTGCGTAGGAGCTTAGCACGCTCAGGAAGCCATAGGTAACGCTGCAGTCAAGCCCGTTTGGCGTGCTGAGGTTGAATACGTGTTTACATTTATGAGCCAAATTATTACCGTCAACAATCAGTACATCCATTGGTAATACCTTTTGACCCTTGCGCCTCAGCGCCCGAATGCCCTCCGCTTCAATTCTAACTCGCCTCCGGCAAAAGTAAAGCCTACTTCCCGTTCCAGTAAATATAGCAGCGTTTCCGCCGCGTCAAGCTTGGCCGCCAACTCCCGTATGGTGGAGGCGAAGCCTGACTCATGGTTTACCTCTTCCGCCAGCTGGACTCCTACCGCTGCTGTGGGCGTCAACCCTTCCCGCCAGTGCGTCCTTACCACGTCATGCCTCCTTGATAATCAAGTCAGCAATGGCATCGTAGTTGTCGTCGAACACGTCAAGCCAGTTGCCATTGCGTTGAATCTTGTGCTCTGTGCCGTTAATGGTAATCTTACCCCAACCACCAGTGACTTCTATCAGGCCATGCTCTGTCAACCACTCGTACGCAGCCAGCCCGTCACTGATGCCGTGGCCGAAGAAAATGGGTAGCTCAGCCTCCCGGAAGGGTACGCACACGCTTGACTTGATGACCTTGGCGCGTGTATTCATGCCTACCACTGCATTGCCGTCCTTGATTTGCCCACCATGCTTGAGCCGGATGCGCACCGAACTGTAAAAGTCCACGCTCTTGCCACCCGGCGTGGCCACGTCATCCCCGAACATCACGCCAATCTTGGTGCGTGTTTGGTTGAGGAACAACCCGCACGCATTGGCTTCCGCCAGCAACCGGCCAATCTTGCGCATACCCTGGCCAATCTTGCGTGCATGTATGCCGATGTGGTGCTGCTCTATGCCTGCCGCCTCTTCCGCCATGGCCGTAGTTGCGGCAATGCTGTCCCAAACTACCAGCATCGGCGTATTCTTGGCTACGGTTCCGGCCTCTTCCATGGCAATCTTATGCTTCAGCGTTGACTCTATGAGCATGAATACCTGCTCAATGGTGTCCGGTGCGGCATAGATGAGTTCATCCTTATTGATGCCTACCTCTTCCATCATTTCCAGGAAGATGCGCGCCTCCGTGTCAATATACATGACAATACCACCATTTTGTTGCACCAGTGCCGCAACTTGGCTGGCAATCAGAGTCTTTCCAGTGGATTCGTCGCCGTGTATTTCGGTAAACCGGCCAACCGGCAATCCGCCTCCCGTCATCCAGTCAAGCACAAGGCACCCGGTAGGTAACAGGGTCTTGACGTGGCACAGGTTGTCAGGATCGCTTAGCATGCTGACCTTAACGCCATCCAGCGTCTTTTGCAGGTTTTTGTCCTTATTGAGGGCATCCACTAATGCATTAACTGCTGACATCTTGCTTGATCTCCTTGAATAGTTCCAGTAATGTGTCAGATTCTTCAATGGAAATGTTCGTGGTGCGCAGGTAGGATTCCAGCTGCTCTTCATCAGTCATAGCGGTCATATCCCCTACCTGCTGGGTTCTGGTACGCTCCACCCGTTTGGCGTTGACTTCCACCGCCGCAACCTTGTACACTCGGCTCCTCATGGCAAATTCAATCGCCTCCGCGTCAACGTCCGTGCGTGAGGTAGCGTCCACAATTACGCGTAAAATTGCGTCTGCTTGGAATTTATTGGCTTCGAGTGCACGTAGCGCGGCAGTTTGCGGATTGGCTTCGCCGGTTACGTCAAGGCGCACCGTGGTCAATGGCCGGGCATCCACGTCAACAAACTGGTAACTGGTTTGCCCGTTCTCAATGGAAAAGTGCACGAATCCCTTGGCCTCTTGCTCTTCCCCAAAATCCACCCGGTCAAGGCTGCCGCTATACACCACTGGCGGAACGTCCTTGCGCCCTGATGACAAGTCCTGGAACTTGTGTATATGGCCCAAGGCCACGTAGTCATAAACCGGGTTGGCTACGTGCTCATACATGGCTTCGCTATCAAGGCCCAAGGCCATTCCCCGCTCGCTACCGAACTGGCAGCCTTGTACGGTGAAGTGGCCCATGAATAAACGTACATCCTCTCCACTGCTGCCAGCTGCCAAATGGTCAAGCTTGGCGTGAATACGGCTCATGAACAGCAACTTACGCTGCTTCCATTCCAGGCCGGTCATCTCCTTGGTTGTTACATACTGTTTTAGCACTGGGAAGGGCATACAAGCCACATACACGCTAGTGCCATTCACGTCAATGGAAAAGGATCCGGCTTGCTCAGTGGCATAAACGTTGGGCATGTCAACCTTGCTGAATATGCCAAGCGTGCTGACCTGGCGGCTCACTGTTATGTCGTGATTGCCGGGTATCATGACAACTTTACACAACCGGCTCAGCCGTTGGATGCGTGCCCCAAATTCACTGACGTAAACCATCAACGGGTTGCGGGAGTGGAATGCGTCCCCACTGAATAATGCCAGTTCTATGCCGTGTTCTTCCACATAGTCAATAGCCACGTCAAGGGATTCCAAGAAGTCAGCCACCCGCGTATTCATGCCAAGGTTGACGTCTTCCGTGCCGTGGGTGGTCACCCCTATGTGAGTGTCAGCTATGTGAATTCCTTCCATGATGCCCTCAATGAAAAGGGAGGCTGTTGCCAGCCTCCCTAGTCCCTCATAACACGCTACCCTTGAGGGGAGGATTCGTCCGGCGCAAGCTGGTCAGGCTATTGCCTACAGGCCACAATCGCAAAGGAAATGGGAAGGTAGCGTGCTAGTTGGCTCGGCGTGACCGTGCCCGGCGTGTGCGCACGTTGGCCACCACGCTGGAGGCTTCCTGAATCGGTTCCGGCTGGACTGCCTCACCGGCATCGTCGCCCAAGCCTTCCACCAATTCCGCCGCAATCCGCTCATAAGGCGCGTAGCACACGCCAAATTCGCTCAAGATTGCGCCATCTTCCTCCGGGTTCATGGTGAGCTTGCCCACACTCAGGTCAGTGGCCGCATCAAACCATTCGTCCATCTGCTCTTCGTCCGGCTTGTCCTTGGTGCCTGCCAGGGGAGTGCTGATCCTGCGCGGCAATCCCTGGTACTCCACATCCCGGTTCTGCGGGCCAGTCTTGGTCTTGTTGATGACAAAGTCCACGCCGTCGTACTCGTCGGTGATGTCGCCGTAGTCTGGGTCAAAGATGGCCGCCCTGATGGCTGCGAACACAGTGGCCGGAGCCGAATAGATCTTGGGGCCATCCTTTTCGTTCTTGCGGTCAATAACGTTCATCCACCAGGTCTTGCTGACCTTGATCTTGCTGGCCAGTTCTTTGTTGCCGGAACGCCACAACTGGTCCTGCAACTCACAGACTGGGCACTTCTCCTCACCGTCGCTGATGATGAACGGGCAATAGATGCGGGAGTTGTCCGGCATGTAGTGGATGCCCACTGCCGTGTAGAACACTTCCATATTGCCCACAGGCGGCATGATGCGGATCACGTTGTCGCCTTCTTCGGTATTGAACCACGCGCTGCGGCTGCCGCCACGCTTGCCAAGGTCTTCCTGCTCTAGCTTCTCCCTGAGCTTTGCCAACATATCATCGTTCTTGTTTGCCCTTGCCATTTGCCTACTCCTTCTTATTGGGATATTTGGGCTACTCCGGCTTCTTCCGGCTGGCCTACTAAACTTGCTGCTATTTGGCCTCAGCCAATTCCTGTAGCTTGGCACGGAAGGCCACATCCGCAGCACTATTTATGTGCATTCCGGCCATGGTGGCTTCCGCCCGTAGGTGCGCCCCAAGGCTCACCAGCATATCAGCCCGCATGGAAAAGGCATAGGTGACGCCACGCAGCGTTTGGTACAGTTCCTTGGCCTTGAGCCACGCTTCCACTACCTGCTGGTAATCGTCGTCACGCAGCACCAAGCCTTCGATCACCTTCTCAGTGAACTTCTCACCACGGCTTATTAGCTGCTGGCGGTATTCGCTGTCGGCTGCCGCGTACTCCAGGTCCTTCTCATTAGCCAGGGTGTTGACCATGGCTTCCGCCTGCGCCTGCAAACGGCTCCAATGCGCGTACATGGCCGCCTGGTGCGTGAACTCACTTGACAAATCTTGTGTATTTATCTCGAGCGAGCTTGCGTTGAACGTTTCTAGCTGCTTCATCAATGATTCCAGCCCATTTAGCATGGTAATCCTCCTGCGCTATGCGCAACTCCTCATCAGTAAACAACACTTCCTGCACCGCGTATACCTCAACCCTGGGGATCCTGTTGAATCCCTTGGCCATGATAAGCGTGAACTGTGGATAGCACCATGCTATCACATAACTCGGCCCATACGGTTCCGGCACGTCATTGTCCAACCCTAGCACCAATGGGCCAGCGTGGAGCATTTGCTCCTTGGGCCACTGTTGCAACACCCGGTCAGCCCACGCGCCAACATCCAGCCCCTTGGTAATCTGGAAGGCACGCTCAGCACGTTCCCCGCTCCATTGGGCAGCCTTGTCAATACTGGAATACCTGAACACTTTGGGCTCAGTGGACTTTTCGGTCATTATCCAACCACTCCTTGTAGCTAATCTTCACGCCGTGATGCGTGCCCAATTCCGCTTCCGCTTCCAGTGGACTCTTGAGCCATTGGAAATCCACCCCTGGGAAGGCTTCCGCCCCATACGCCACTATGTTCTCCATTCGGTCAGTGACCAGGGCCACATATTCATCAACTTCATCCAAGGGCACGTCCGCTACTACCTCATCGTGCACCAGGTTGACAATCCGGGACTCCATGCGCCGTTCGTGTAATGCCTCATTGATGAGTATGGCAGCGAATAGCAGCGTATCACTGGCAGCCGACTGTACCGGCATATTCACGGCTGAGCGCCGGTCTTTGTTGCGCTTGCCGCGATTCTCTTCTGAGTTGTCATTGATGTAGAATAGCTGCTCCCGCCTGCCATAAGGTGACTCAATGTAGCCATACGTTTCGGCAAACTGTTGAGTCCACTGGCGGTATTCCAGCACTTCAGGGAAGCGTGAGTAATACTGGTTGACCGCTTCTTTACCATCCTCCAGGGATATGCCGTACAGCCTGTTGAGCGTGTACTCATCCCCACCGTACAGTAACGTCCAGTTCGTCCACTTGAATATATAGCGGACTTCCGGCGCAATCTCCTCATATGGAATGCCGGAGATCATTGACGCCACCATCTTATGAAAATCCAGGCCACTGCGGTGGATCTCCAGCATGGGTTCACAGTTTGCCAGGGAGGCGAATACCCGCAACTCCATACCACTGTAGTCTGCGGCGATTAGCAAGCCTAATGGATTCAGGAAGTTGTTGTGGCGGTATCCCCATGAATGGGTGAAAATGTTCTTGATTGGCAGGTATTGTAGCAACGTGCCTGGCCTGCTGACGGGAGTGGGAATGTTCTGCATGTTGGGGTCGCTTGAACTGATGCGCCCTGTGACCGTCCCGTGCAGGTTATAGGTGGAACGCACCTTGCCGTCCCCACTGGCCCATGCACCAGTATAGGCTGGCTCAAGGTAAGTGGAAATCGCCTTGGTCAGCATGCGGTAGGTGTTGACCCGGCCCACTAATGGGCAGTCCGGCTCCAGTGCCTTGGTAACGTCCTCCTTCACTGAGGGTTGGCCCGAGTCCGTTTCCGCCAGCACCGGCAACTTGAGCACATCATAGTACAACTGCTTGACCTGTATGTGGCTGTTAGGATTGAACCTTACCACTGGCCGCTTGCGATTGTACCGATTGGTGCCATCGTCATATATGACACGGTCATCCGTGATGCGCACGTGCCCAAGCTTGCGAGCCTCTTGTGGTAATCTATTTAGCCCAGCAGCCTTCAGCATGTCCCCTACTACACGCCGGTCAGCAGCCTGCTGCAACCTTGACATGAGCCGCTTGACCGGCTCCTCTTGTAGCAGCCCGTCAAGGATGTCCTGCTGTATGTCACTGTAGATTTGATAATACCGCTCAGCAATGTAGTAGTCCAGGTTGTTACCAGCGAACTGTACGTCAACTAGCATATCGCTGGCCCGTAGCACAAGCTCCCGGTACAATACCCGCTGCTTTGGGCTCAGCTGCTCCATGAAAATCTGGTGGAGCCGGAAGGTAGCATCCGCGTCCATAGCCACATAAGGCAACAGCACCTTGCTGGGAATGTGGCCGTAGTGCCCCGGTTCCGTGCCACCATTGGTTAACTTGCGCCGTTTGGCCGGATTCGCCTCCGGATGCGCCTGGATGTACTCCGTGAGCAGCCGGTCATAGTCGTACATCATCAGGTGTATACCGGCCAACCTCTTCAGCCCATGAATACCCTTGCGGCTGTCAATAAGGTGGCTGGCCAGCATAGTGTCCCCACCGGCATGGAAATCAACACCTTCCCACTTCTTCCACCATATCTGGTCAAATTTGAGGTTGTGACCTATGATGGAGCCACTCTTACAATCAAGTATGGCGTTGACTACTTCCGTGACTTCCGCCAATTCACCACGGTTCCAATGCTGCTCTTTGTGGTCTAATATGAGCCCATAGCTCCGGCCTTCCCCGGCGAAGCCCACCGCTATGATGGCCGCATGATGATAATCCTCATCTTCTTGATGTACGTGCCATGGGTCAAGGCTTGTGGCCTCCACGTCAAAGGAAATCTCCCGCTGGGCCAGGAGCCAATCACGCATTTCGTACACATCACGCAGCGTGCTAGGGTAAATGTACTGTACCTTTTCCTTGGTCACGCCATTGCGCAGGGCATCACGCGCAGCCACGAATCCTTCAATCCAGTCCCCTAGTGCCTGCTCGTTGCGTAAAATGTATGCCGGGTGGTAAAGTGGCACGTAAATGCGGTCTTCCCGGTCAACCACCACGCCGTTCCAATTGGAAATACCAGCCTCCCCCAACACCACGTTGAGCGGAGTATTACCCATCAGCAGCACAAGCTTAGGGTTATAGTGCTCAATCTCATCCAGCACGTAGTGGCTGCAAGCGTTGATGGCCTTGCGTGTGATCTTGTTGTCTGGTGGACGGCAACGCACAACGTTCGTGAACCTGACCTCATCAGTGGAAATCTCCAACTGGTCCAAGGCTTCCCGTAACAACCCGCCACTTTGCCCTACGAATGGCTTACCCTGCGCATCCTCTTGAGCGCCGGGAGCCTCCCCTACCACTAACACGGCAGGTTGTTGGGCTCCCGTTGACTCCATCCAAGGGGATTTACACGTTGTATACAGGGCGCAACCGTCGCAGTTGCTGTGCTTGGCAATCTTCATGCGGACTTTTCTAGCAGGGTGTCCAGTTGCTCAATGGCTTCCGCCACATAATCTTCCGCGTCAATCATGTACTGGACGTCTTCACTGGTGTTGTCGCCCCAAGTGGCCTCGTGCTCCTGTATGGCACGCAAGGCCAACGCCACCTTCTTCAAGTCCATGGAAATCGCCTTGAGTTCATCCCGGTAGATCAGCTTCATCGCCTTGCTCCTCAGTCAATAGGTGTACAATTTGCCACAGTTTGTGTGTTCTGCTACCTTTCTTGGGCGTAACACAAGTCACGAACTCATATTGCGTGCCGGGATTAGACAAGTAGATCTTAACCAGCTCGCGGATTGCGGTATTCAGTGGCTCTGATAGATTCTTGTTCCTGTGGCACATCGTCTTCTTCCTCCTGGCCAGGGTACAGTTCCTTCAGCAGTTGCCGCACGTCCGTGCCAGTTTCCGGGCAGAACACTTCCACCAACCACTGATGCAGGCCCAAATTCGTATCCGTGCGTTGTTCCATGGCCCAAATCAGCGCCAACCACTTAAGGGAATAAATGGCTGTATCCACCAGTGTATCAACTAACACAGTGCCATTTAGTTGCCCTTCAGCCTCCAGCCAAGTTTGCGCAACTGCGTCCATGCGGTCAGTTTTGCGCACCAGGTTCATGAACACGCCAACGAATCCACGCTTGGCAAAGCTCATCTGGTAGGTGCGCTCCCGATTGCGGTGGAAATCCAGCAACATAGTTGCTAATTCATCAACCCGCTTGACATGGTTGTAAACTGTATCACCCTTGGTCAGGTCGTTATACTGCATGTTGCCTCCGGAACTGGGTACAACCGGCACTCGTGCGGCTGGACGTATTGATCGAACTCTATGCGCAACCCGTCAAACTCGTCGTGCAAAGCTTGAGAATGTTCTTGGTGCTTGGTGCTGAGGATGGCCGCTTCCGGATCAACCGGGTAACGCTTCCGCCATGACTCAATGGAATCCCATACGAAGTCCGCCAGTGACTTGCCTTTGTCATGACTGATGTAACACTGGGTCAATATGCCAACGTGGCTCATACAACCTCCCGTACAACTATATCACTACCGAACTAAACTCGCTCATGCGGCGGTACAAACTTGCTTCTGGTCCTACCCTCACCGTTGAGAATCCTGGAGTACTTGTCAAATTCGCACAGGGAGTGCTCAATCATGCGCATGTCAAAGTTGGCGTCACGCGGAATGTGCGCGTCAAGTTGGTCAAAGGCCATTTTCAACAGCAGGCGCATGTCATCTATGTACTGCTCCGTGGACTGCTTCTTGTTGTTGAAGGTGGTGAATGGTAATCCGCGCAGCCGATTGATGCCACGCATAGCTCCTGGCCCAGGATTGGCCCATGTCATGATGTCCGGCGCATCCTTGAGGTAGTGCGTGTGATACAGGTCAGTGACCACTTCATAGGCCACGAATGGGCCGAATCCCTTCAATGGTAACAGCTGCTGGAACGCGGCTTCCAGCGTGCCCTCACGCTTGATAATGTCAGCGTGGATTAGCTGCATATTCCATATCGGGTCAAGTACATAGGTGATAACCTGTTCAATCTTGTCCTCACAGGGAGTGCCGTCAGGGCGCAGGATTTGCCCGGTCATCATGTGCGCTCCTGTGAATACCTTGTTACCCTTGTGCCGCCACTGCCGCAGCCCCACGATGATTGACTCAGGATTCCAGTTCTTGGCTGTGGTGTAGCCCAGGAATTCCGCCGTCGGCCACCAATTGAAGTAGCGGTACAAGCAGATATTGAACAGCAAGTTCTCATGGCCTTCCCACGGCTCAAGCCAGTTCTGCCGCAGCCACACCGTGCCGGTGTCAAGCTCCCTGAAAGCATTACAAAAGCGATATTGTTGGAATATTGGATCCTCTGTCCATGGCCATTGCATACCCGCCTGCCGATTGAGATATATCTGATGTCGTTCCTCTATCCAATACCAGAAGTTATGCAGCTGAGCCTTGAGGAATGGGTGCTTCATGCCTTGGCTCCCTGCATACGCGCATGCAGCACTTGCTGTTCAATCCACTCGTAGGTGAGGCTCAACCCGGTCAACAGGGGAGTGCTGGGCTCCCATCCTGTCAAACGCTTCATTAAGGAACCGTCGGCTCCCCGGTAGCGCACACCTTCCGGCCCATCCACGTGCTCAATGGAAAAGTGCTTCAACCCGGCCACTTTCGCCACCATGGCCGCCAACGTGTCAATGGAAACGATGTGCTGATGCCGGTAGTTTGGGCCTTCCAGCGGACCAGTCCACGTTGGGCCAAGGTTGACCGGCTTGTGATAATCCGACTGTGTCAGCAGAAGGATCGCTTCCACCAGGTCATCCACGTACACGAATGGCCGGATCTGCTGACCATCACCCCACACCTCAATGACCGGCTCCTTGTGTGGGTTGGTCATGATGTTGGCTACCTTGCGGCACATAGCTGCCGGAGCCTTCTCCCGGCCTCCCTGCCAAGTACCGTAGGGCCCATAGCAGTTATGGAACCGGGCAATGTAGGTTGGAAATCCCAAGTCCTGGTGTGCCGCCAGCAGCAGCTGCTCCGTAGTCAGCTTTTCCCAACCATAAGCGTCCTGTGGGGCTGCCGGGTGTGCATCCCCTTCCAGCATGTTGTGAGTGAAAAGCTTATCCATCTGCGCGTGCTCAGGGTACACGCACACCGAACTGGAGAAGAAGTATCGCTGCAAGAAGCCCTTCAAGTAAAGGTCATGCGCAGCCCGGTAAGTGTTCAGGTTGATGGCCAAATTGTTGCGTAAAATGCGCTCATCATTGCTGGAAATAAAGCCCATTCCGCCCATATCCGCAGCCAGGGCAAAGATCCACTCCGGGTGGACTGTGTACATCAACTCTTCCACTGTCCACCCGTAGCGCAGGTCAGCAATGATAAACTGGTTGGCCGGGATGCCAATGTCCTCAGTGGAGCGGAATTCTGGCATCTTGATGTCAGCGCCCCACACGTCATGCCCTTGCTCTGCCAACCGCTTGCTTAAGTGGCCGCCGATGAATCCACCAGCGCCGGTCACGAGTACTTTTGCCATTTACTTGATTGCCTCCAACCAAATATCACAGGAATACCCAATGGTATTGCCATTGAGTTCACGGTCATGCTCCGTCACTTCTTTCACGTCTAGCTGCCACACCCTGGTCAACACGTCATAATGCCGTGTGATGAGAGGCTTACCATGCGTGGTAATTTCCACTCGTTCCCCGACGTTCGGCACCTGGTTGACCTGAGCTTGCACCAGCAGGACGTCCTGGTGGTACATTTTCACTAGGATCCGGCCACTAATCCAGTCCATCTTCCGCCTCCGGCTTGGGAGCCACCTTGAACATGACGTCAGTGTACGCCACTACCGCCGCAAAGGATTGGGCAGCCATCATGAACATGTCCTTGTCATCTAGCTGCATGAGGTTTGGCACCACAGCCTCTTTGTAAATCTCCCAGGCCATGACGTCGTGCTCATCAGTCCATTCCCAATCACGCAGCGGAGCCTGCTCATCTTCGTACTCCATCACGCGCCTCCTTGCGCAGGGCATGGAAATCCTTGCGCGGGTCAACCCCTAGCATGGCTTCAATGTTAGCGTACATCACTTCCGCAATCTGTGCCGGAGAGTGATCCTTGCCCACTACGGCGTGTACCAGTTCCAGGTCACAATCCCGCATGAAGTGGCCAATAAGCCTTCTAGGGCGCAGAATGTTGCCCGCCACCTTCTTGGCCATAGTTTGTTGCACTTCTTCTAGTGGCTTGTTGCGCCGCTGGCTGAGCCGCTTCATCACTTCATCGGCTGGCAGGTCAATCTCAAGGATGAACACCGCCAACTCCTGCTCGGGATAGTGTGCCGCATCCCATTCGTTACACATCTCAACCCATTGTGGCGAACTGGTATACCCGTCCACAATGACAATCCGCCTGTGCTTGAGTGCCTCAAACATGCCCTCCCGCACCATCCATGGGCCATTGTTGGCATCTGTGCCGGAGTGGTGATTGCCACTGACGGCACAGTTATCGTACAAAGTCCAGTGAACCCGCCGGTCTTCCCAACCTGCCTTAAGCCTGCATGGGCGCACGTCAACAAACTCCTGCGGCTGCCCAATGGCAAACGTTTGTGTGGTGGTAGTTTTGCCGGCTGCTCCGCTGGCAGCGATGATGACAGCTACGTTCTTCACCGTTGGTCCAGCTGGTTCAATTTGTACTCAAGGTTGGCAATCTGCTCCTTGAGGTACTTGCACTCGGCCAGCAATGCCCGCATAGCTGCCGCCAAGTAGATGTCAGCCCACGTAACTTGAGGCTGGTTGACTGGCACATCATGCTCCGGGTCATACCGGCCTTCCACTATCTCCAACTTGTCCTCTGCCCTATACAGGTGCGGCATCACAGTTCCTCCTCAATCTCCACCAGTTCAATAAGCATTCCAAGCTTGGCAGGCCGGATGAAGTTGACCAGCGTGCCCGCTACCCCTTCCACTGGCTCTTCCACCAACAATGAATATCCCAGGCTCTGAGCCCACTTCATGGCATTACGTATGTCAGGAACGTGATAAGCCACGTGATGAATTGGACTGGCACCCCACACCCCTACTTGCCGCTGTTGCTCAAGGTGCCAGTCCAGCAACGGGCCAGAGTATGGAATGATGTATTCCACCTGGCCTACTAGGGTACAATGGCAATGGAACTCTTTAATGTGCTTGGTGCTGGCTACGTGCATGCCGTCCCAGAAGCTTGTCAAGGCCAGCACCTGATTATGCAGGAAGAATTGACGGTCCACGTCATCCACTACGATCCCAACGTGGTGTAGCTTATTCATTGAGATGCTCCCAAGCTGGATGGATGAATATGACGCCATCACGCTTGTACCGGCGTAGGGTGAGGTTGTCCGTGCTGGGTACGGCGCACCCGGCCTTGGCCCTGGCCACAAAGTCCTCAATGTTGGAAATCCCGGCCAAGCTCAGGTCAAACACGTATTCTTCCCGGTCATGGATTTTGCCTATCGGCTCCACGCCGAAGCCTGTCCAAAAATCGTAGCCATCCCCTTGGAATGGAGTGCGCATTTTCAACCTTTCCGCATTGGCATGCCGGATCATATAGTCAACCATATGCCCGCCCAAGCCAAGCCCACGCATTTTGGGGTGTACCCACTGCATCAGGGAGTTGATGTACCGCGTGCCCTGCTTGGTCACGCTATGGGCGTGTAGGCCAACGAACGTTTCCGGGATGCCCTTGGCCGGGTTGGCATAGAAGGCCAGCAACGGTGGATGATTGGGCCAGTAGCTTGGCAACCTCCACAAGGTGTTGAATTCCTTGAGAATCCTCTGGTCACTAGCCCGGCAGTACTCAACGATCCAGTGCCTATCCTGGGACTCTTCAGCGTAGCGCAACTTAAGCATGATAATTAACCTCAATCCAGTCCGGTAACATCACGTAGCGGTCCATAAGCTTGGTGGCTATGACCGTGTTGTTGTGTTCCATGATACTAAACTCGTACCACTTATACAGTTCTTTGATGCCTGCGTTGTACTCCGTGGCCTTCCATACTGCTTGCGCAACATGGCCTGGGCCAATATTGGCATTGATAATTGAGCCAAGGAACGCACTGCCCAAGCCCTTGCCTTGCAACCGGCAGCTGATGACCAGCAAGCCAATGATAGTGGTGAAAATGTCCTGGCTCACCAATATCACGCCGCTGACGCCATACTTGCCGAACTTGTCCTCCGCTTCCAGCACCTTGAGCTTTTCAAAGATGACAGGCTTGACAAGGTCCTCCCCGCTTAAGGGTATGGCGGCAGCCGCCAGCCTGTTGGCCCGGCCCACCAAATTTGCGATCCTAGGCAACTCATTGGGGTCGGCAGGCCGGACTGTGGCTTTCATCCCGAGCGTGCGCAGGAAGCCAATTTTATCACCACCGTAGGCTTCCCCGGCCTGCTTGCGGGCAGCCTCCGCTTTGTACATGCGCACCCGGTCACGGTCTTCGTCCGTGTACTCCGCCTTGGAAAAGTGCTCCTCTACAACGTTCGGCAGTTGCCAAGGCTCGACCACCGTCACTTCCGGCAGGGTGAACTTGACTTCCGCCCGGTTGTGCTCGCTGTCATCAACGAACACAAAGTCCTCCAGTTTGGAAATGTTGAGCTCCTCCTGCAGGCGCAGGATCATCTGGCTTTTGGGCACGCCGAATGCCGCCTGCGGGTACACCATAAACGGCTCCAAGCCTTTACTGTGCACGATTGCGTCAATGTCCGCCTGCAGGTTGTGGCTGGCTATGGACTGGACCACCCCACGCCGGTACAGTTCTTCCACCACGTCCCTCACTTCCACTGGAATGGAAATAGGATCGCCTTCCGCCACCGTGCCATTCCAGAGCGTTTCGTCACCGTCCCATACCAATACCTTTTTACTCATGTCATACCTCTTCAAATCTCTCAAATAAATTGACAATCCGGCTTATAGTACTGCGAGCAACTCCATAAGCCTGAGCAAGCATAGATTGCGTATACCTACCACTATTATACAGAGCACGCACATTTTTGGCTTCTTCTAGGGTGAGTACCTTGTGTCCTTTGGTAATACTACTCTGTACACGCATATTCTGCAGCTGCCTCTTAGTATACTGAGGTTGCCTTCCCTTATTATACATGTCTCGCACATTATCAGCAGCAGTACCTTTGCGTAAATGTGCCGGATTACAGCACTTAGGATTGTCGCACGTATGCATTATCACATCAGTTGCTGATAAGTCCTGTTGGTAATGGGCCATCCATGCAATTCTATGGGCGGGATAAGCCACGTTGCGCAATCTGATTACCCCATAATTGCCAGAAATGTGTCCAGTCCAGTTCCAACATTCTGTAGGTTGACCAACCTCTATTTGGTCTATAAATGCATACATACGTGGCTTACCCCTGTGATGAGTAATCTTGCTGCGTACATCTGTGACATCGTTCAATAAACTATTCACAAATACCCAAGACAGATCTTTCTTCACAGTAGCACTCCTTCTTCGTTGATGAGCTTGATGCGCCGTTCCATCTCAGCCTCACTCCATGAGGCATTGTCCGCGTCAAATTCCTTGAGGTACTTGTGGTCGAACGTCTCAGCCCGGAAGTCCCACAGCACGCTCCAGTCCACACCGTGCTTGACACGTTGCTGCATTTTGATAATCTCATCATACTGCCGGTCAAGGTAGTATCCAGGGTAGCGGTAGTGGGGAGTTGTGCGCCGTTCGGGTGCGTGAATACCCAAACGCCACTTCTTGTAGGCACATAGCGACGTTTCCACATTCCAAACGTCCACCCGGCTCTGAGGCTTGAGCACGCGCATCGTCTCCATCATCCATTGGAAATCGTTGTCTATGCTCTCATAATCCTCATCGCTCAGGGTGGCTTTGAAACCGTGGCCATTCACCAGGTCATCCCATCCAAGTGCAAAGCACATGCCGTTGCGGCTTGACGTGCTGGAACTG